TTTTATTGTTTGTTTTTTTTTTTCAAGCAGATGACGGCATACGAGATTGCCTCTTGTCTCGTGGGTTCGGAGATGTGTATAATGGACAGCTATACGATAACCTTCATAAACTTGTTGTTCCCATATCCATTCAATAGATATATCTCCAGCAGCTTTATTAAGTTTATAATCTTCTTCTACAATACGTTGTCCTTGAAGTCCTGCTTCATTAACATAAGTAAGAATACCTTTACGTGCCTCACCTTTCCAAACAACATGCCAAACTTCATAAAGCATATTATTACTATCGTAAAGTGATATAGGTTCAGTTCTAAATAGTTCTCTTTCCTCTGAATTAAACTTACTACAGATATCAGGATAAGAACTATAATAATCATTATAAGAAAGATTCTTTACTCTACCTGTACCATAATTACTACTATCATAATAATCAGATAAAAACTTTCTATCTGTTTCAGACAAATCATCTTTGAAGAAATCAGTAATCTGTTGATAACTCATCATAATACGACGAGCAAACATATCATGGTCTTCTACAAAGAACTCATTATTAGGAATAGGAAAAGCTTCTAATACAGGAACGTTTTCTTTAATAATATTATCTCCTTGAATATCACCATAAGTGAAACATTCTCCAAGAGCAACATAATTAAAATAAGCAGAAAGATAAATTAAATCATCTTTAGTAGTACTTCTGATATATTCAAAAACTTGTTCTCCTTGAAGTGTTTTTTCATCAATAAACTTATCTTGAATATCCTTAACAAAAGCATCCATATCAGGAACAACATCTTCTGGCTTTATATCAGGAACTTCTTGACCTGTTTGTTGAGCCTCAGCTTGTGCTTGTTGAACCTTAGCTTCAAATGCTTTTTGAAATGCTTCTTGAAGTTTCTTTGAAACCTCTTCTTGAACACGAGCATCTCTTGCTACTACAACACTTGGGTCATTAGCACCAACAATAAATTCATGAACACCTTTGAAATACTCAGATACATAACGTCTAATAATATCAGACATAATATCTAAGTTACGCATCGTTGCAGGAAAACGAGTATACTTTTCTTTACTTGCATTATAAGGATTAAGAACTTTCTTATAAAAACGATTAGGCATATCACCATGTAGAATACCTAATACTTGTTTAGTTTCTTCTCTATCATTATAATCTAAACCAGCATTGATAATAAAATCAATACAATTACTATACCACTCTGCTTGTTCTTTATCTTCATAACTAACTCTTTGAGCAGGAAAATAAAGGTCATGTCTAATAGTTTGCATAATAGTAAATATTTAATTAAAACCAATCTCTTTCAAGAATATGACTTCTATCTTTTTTGACAATCTTCTTTCTATGTTCAAGTTCTTTTGCAGCTTCAACATTAGCATAACGCCATTGAATACCTCTTAAAAGCATTTCAGAAACTCTATCAAAGTTACCTAAATTGTTCCATTTTTTAAGTTCAAGAATAGATTGATAATCATATATAGTTTGATAAAGTTTAATATCATTACCTTTCTCATCTTTACCTATAACTGAATAAAGCATTTCTTTAAGTAAACGAAGACCTTCAAGTTTCTTAAACTCAGAACCCATATTGATACCATAATGAGAAACAGTTTCAGTCTTAATTTTAGTATCCCAAATATCAACAGGGTCTTTCATAAGATAATTAAGTGCTTTCCACTTTGAAAAGTTACTAACAGTTTCACCACGATTGACCTCAACACCGACAGTACCAATACAATTATAATACCTTGCAAGATTATAACATATTCTATCAGCTTCTTCAAGTTTCTCAGTACGACCATAATAAGCACATACAAGAGCTGTTTTGAAACCATTATACTTACAAGGGTTCATCCATACTTTAATACTATTATGAGAATGTCGAAGAGTAACTTCTTTATTCTCTTTATTAATACCAACTGGGTCATAAGTTATAGAATACATTCCAGGAGGAGTACCAAAACATTCTTTACCAGTTCTATCAATATAATTAGTCTTTAACGGATTAAACCATTTTCTAATACAACCATGAGGATGTTCATGTCCTTTACGAGGAACACCATTAATCCAATCATAAAAATCAACATTGTGTTTACCTCCCTCAGCAGCTATACGTGCATTAGTTCTGAACTCAACTTTGTCATTTGTTTCAAATAAAGCACCGTCAACATAAAAATTAAAAGCATTATCAGTTCTAAGTCTTTCCTCCCAAGCGAGTAGTTCTTCACTACTAAAAAGGTTTTCTGTAGTAGAAGAAAAAGACTCACTTGGCATATTAGCATACTGACCAAGATAATTAACATAATCACTAAAAGTTTTACTATTCTCTTTTTTATTCTTACATTCCTTATAAGCGATACGTATAGCAGTTTCTAAATCAGAATTACCATTTTCATCTAAAGCAAACTTACCATTGTCTTCTCCTTGAAGACCCCATACATAAGGCTTAAAGTAACCACAAATTTCATTACGACAATCCTTATCCCAAACATTTTCAAAAGGCATAAAGTTAAAAGCCTTTGGAGCATAAAAGTTACGCTCAAATACTTGCATATTACCAGATGTCGCAGTACCCCAAGCAAAGAGATTTCCTGTAAGATAAGAACCAGTACGCATAGCAGGTTCAGTAACAGCCATGAAATCATCAAAGTTTTCCATAGTAGAAAGCTCTTCTACTTTGGTATCCATTGAGTCTTTACCAATAGCACAATCAGGATTATTCATTGCAGATACACTAAAGAGTGTACTACCCCAAGACTTTGGAGATTCAACTCCGTTAGGTAGTTTGAAACCTAACTTAAAGTTTTCTTTATCAGTAGAAAAAATACCTCTTACAAAAGGTGTTCGAGTTTCAAAGAAACGAAGATTATTAATAGCAAAATCAGTAAGACCTCCAGTCTTAGTTAGATACTTTTTATCAGCAGCAACATTAATACAAACTTTCTTAGGATTAAGATTTACATTATTAGCAGTATCAGAAGCCATAATATAAGAAAAACCTCCACGACGAGTTTTGTCAATAATAAGATTAAAACCATTATTACGACAAAAATTCATAATTTCAAAAGTCCAATATTGAGCATCAATGAACTTAGGAAAATCATAAATCTTTTTACCAACAGCAACCTTACCATTATTAGTTGCAGTCTTTGTATCAAGCTGTTGAATAAGAATATAATTAAGATAATTATACATAGAACCTGAAATAGTAATATCCATTACTTTTCCGTTACGTATAAGACAAGGAGCAGTATAACCATTCTTTCTACGATATTCTTCTCTTTTACGAAACTGTCTATGAGGTATAGTATCTTCTTTATAAAAACTATATGCTTTATTAGCTCTAAAGAAATCAGCAGCTTCAGTAAGAAGATGAACATCTATAAACTCATCATCAGCATTTATATTAAGAAGAAATCCACCACTATCTCCAATAAGAAAACTATCATTAGGGTCAATATAACCTACATCTTTAGCATGGGTATAACGAGATTTATCCTCTCTGATATAATTCAGAAAAGGATAATCTCTAATAACTTCTTCAATAGGTTTGTCTATATTCATTACTTGAACAAACTTAATATTAATAATCCTATTGATAATATACCACCACCAATAGCAATATTTCTTTGACGCTTAACTCTTTTAACATCAGCATCCTTTTGTTTACTTATAACTTTATAATTATTAATGATAATACTATCATTCTTAATTATATCATTAAGTTTACTATTAGTTAACTTATAATATTTAAGCTCAGTAAGTTTAACATTAACTTTACGTAAATCATCATAAGCTATAAGTACACTATCTTTACTAACACTGTCTGCTCGCTCCCCCGTAAAAGGAATGCGAGCATCAGTATTACTCTTTGACCAACTTGTAGAATAGTTTGACAGTACTATCATTGTCAAGACTACTAATCTCAATAACTTCTGCATCTTTAATCTTATTAATATTTTCTATTTCAAGTTTAATACTATCATTAGCCTTGATTTTATCATCAATATCTAACTCAGCATTTTTAATAATAACATCAGTATCCTTTTCAGCTTTGAAAATAATACCTGCAAGTACAAGTATAAGAACAACAGTTAATTCTACAATAAGAATAGTACCTGCTTTTTCAACAAACTTTTTAGCAATATCAATCATTACAAGTCCTCCTCATTAAGTAATGTATAAGTAAAAGTTTTACCATTACCATTGGCTATTTGATTATCACAAAGTTTCATAAAGGTTGCAAAATCACTACTATTAGCAAATACTTGACAAGCAGCAGACCATTTATCGACTTGTGTACTATTAGTACCTGCTTTATGGATATTGACACCAAAGATACCAGTATCGGTTTTATCAGGTTCTAAATCATAAACAGAATCTCTATTGTTATCACGATAAACTGTTACAGGTTTACGTTGACAAAGAGCTTTATACTTACCTTGATGAAATCCAATTTCCCAACAACCTCTATACTGATTAGGAACTAATATACCAGTACCTTTACCATTAGTAGGATTGTTCATATAATAAAGTCCTGGCTTAGTAGTAATATCAAAACATTTACGAACAACTACATCGTTATTATCTCGATATATAACTACAAGAACATCATCAAACTTGTTTGTTACCATTTTATTAGTATTACTCCTAACACCGATAATATTCAGATTATAATTACCTCTTGTAAAATAAGTATAACCTTTCTTTTCAAGAAGTGTTTTGAAATCATAATTAGCACATCGTGCTTTCAAATTTGTTTTAATCATAACTTAAAATAAACTAAGTTCTTTATTTTGTTTAATACTATTAGCTTTTAGATAACTAAGTCTATCAGCTAATACTAAGTCAGCTTCTCTACTTAAATAATTAATTCTAAACCACTTAACAGTTTCCTCACCATTAGGGTCAATAGGATACTGATTATTAGTATCTCTAAAAGGTTGTCCATAAGCATTTTTTACAAAAGGACTACCAATATGACAAAGACCTAAACCTTTACAAGGAATACCAAGAATAAGTTCAACCATCTTAGCATACATAGATAATTGCATAGTATAATGACTACCATTACAATTAGGAAGATGATTAAGAGGAGGTAGCATACGCTCATCTTTTCTAACCCATTCATTAGTAAGCTGTGCAGGATTAGTAGTCTTATCTTTCTTAAAATAACCACTTTCAAATATAAGACCATTACGATTAGTCTTCCAATCAAGAATAACAAAATCAGTAGGTCTGTAACAAAGAATGTCAATAGTTCCACTTATAAGATAATCCATAAGAAAAGAACCAATCTCAGAATAAATAACATATCCTAATTTAGTATAATGGTCAAATACTCTATAAATCTCAGGATATTTATTATTGGTAGCCTCTTTGAAATTATCAACATCAAGAGGTTGAGGAATCATCTGAGGAATGTCAGCAACAGTAACACAACGACCTGTTTGAATATTAGTAAGATATTGAATAGCATTCTTAAACATACTAACATCTTTAATTGCATTCTCAATACCATTATGTGTTTTACTACCACGAGTACAAGCCTCATCAGTAATATCTTGCCATTGTTTAGCAAGAGTTTTTTCACTTATACCAAGTTCTTTACTTTTCTTATGAAGCCAATATTTCTTATTAAACTCAGGACAATAATTGTCATGAATTAGAGTAGTAACACTGACATAAGGATTACCTGCACTATCAGTATATTTATGACCTTCTTCTTGAAAATAAAGAAAATTACTTAAATATCTTTCGTCCATAACTTAATTAAATAGATGGAATAATACCAAGAGAAATTGCTTTAGTGACAATAGGTTTTACACGTCTATGTTTAGCTCGTCTACGAGGTTGTAAATGTAAAGGAAGTTCATAAGTTATAGTATCAACACCAGACTCATTAAGTTTCTCTATACGTTGTCTAACAATATCAGCTGCCATAGCACGTATGACATGTCTTCCTCTAACAAGTACAAATGTTATTTTAACATCAAAATTATAATGCTTTGGGAGGTCATTAAAAGTTTCAGTTACATACTTATTAATTCTATTAACACTAATAGATTCTGAATGACAAGCTACAATGTTAATTTCAGTAACCTTATCTTTTCTAAGTTTATCAAGTTTACTATTATCAACTTTAATCTCTCTTAATCGCATAGTAGATTGATAGTGTGGCATAAGATATTTAATATCTATTACAGCCACCTTTGGAGTACGTTGTTTCATATTATCTTAATAATCTTCACTATCCATTGAACTAAGAAGAGATTTACCACCACGAGTAAGCTCTGTTTGTTGCTCATATAAAAGGTTTTGTTTAGCCTCTTCAAGTTTCTTTAGAATAGAAGGAATTTCACTTGCTTTCTTATTAACACTATCTACCATAACAAGAATGTTAGGTAAATCATCAAGAGTAATATTTGAGTTAAGTTTCTCATTAAGTATTCTATTAATAGCACTAACACTAAGATTAATGTTATGAATACCTTGAAGAATATTCTCAACTACTTTACCTGCTTCAGTAATATTTTGATAATAATATTTTTTAATCAATGCAAGAACTAAAGAATCAGGTATATAATCAGGCTTTAGACCTGCTTGTTCAATAGCCATTTTAAGAGCCTCAGCTTCACTAAGACCAGCTTGTCTTGCAGGAGATTTAGGGTCACCAAGATAATAAATAATAACACATTCAGCAATATACTTATGTTTATCTTTAGAATTATCTCTTCTATAAAGTTCCTTTACATCTCTATCAATAAGCTGTCTAATGGTAGGAGGACAAGGCATACCTGTATCATCAAGATTGATAAGATTATCAATAGTGAGTTTATTAGGATTGCTCATAATTACTTTCAGTATCTGATGAAACAACTTCCGCAGTATGACCAAAGTATAACTTTAGTTGTGCATAATTACTATTATAAGTATTACAAAGTCTACGATATAATCTTCTATTATGATTAGCTGCAATACTACATATATACTTATAATATCTATTATTCTTAGCTTTGTTCTTATTCTCAGCAGCAAGTTGATTTCTAAATAAGATATATTCATTACCTTTTAGAAGTTCTTTTGCTTCATCAAGAAGACCCTCAGCTCTTTGTTGTCTAAGAATAACTTTATCAGCAGGTATTCTAATACTACCTAAATTAGGTATTCCAGTCCAATGTCCACTATTAATAAAGTTAGCCGCATCAATCTCTAATTGTTCAATAAGAGCAAGAGCAACTTCTTTATCTGTGATATTTATATCAATAGTGTTTATAATATCTTCTTTACGAACTACTTTAATAGAATAACCACCATTTGGAAATTTAATTTCTCTAACCATTGTTTCACTATTAAATTGAACTATAGGGAGAGGCACGATACCTCCCCCGTAAAAGCAATGTGATTAGTTCTCTGTATCACTAACCTCAGTAATATAATCAGCTTTAATTGGATTGTGTACTCCAATAACTGCATTGATATTACAATTAGGAACTAACTTAAACTCAACAAAACGATAAACATTCTTATCTGAAAAAGAAGTCTTACGAACATTATCATCTCCTGCTAAAAGAGCAGAAACTTTATTGAGTGAAAGTTGATTATAAGAATTAGGAACGTGAATAGCTAAAGAAAGATTACCACTTGTTATAGTAAGAATATCTTTAGTATTAATTCCTTTAATAAACTCACTATCTGTTTTACCTGCTTTTACAAACATTGGAACAACAGCAACATTAGCAGGAACATTCTTCATATTAAGAACCTGACTAATAGTAGTGCTATAAACCAAAGCTACAAGAGAATATTCAGGAGCAACCTTAATATGCTCTGTAACTTCTTTAAGATACTCTACATTAATCTCATCAATACTTGTTGGAAGATTAAGAATTAGTTTACCTTTTTCGGTATTAACTGTAATACTATTCATACTATCAAAATCTTTAATTAATTATTATAATATATTATTTATATAATACTAATCTTAGTACTGAAAGCAAAGATAAACAATATATTCCAAATAGTCAAGCAACTATATAATAAATGTGTTAAATTTAATATCTGTTTAGATATTAGTTAAAATAAGTGAAATTCTTGGAACTATCAATTATAATGCTTACATTTGGTGTCAAAGTGAATATCATAGTGTTACTGATGTTGATACTAATGTTGAAACTGATAGTGATACTCATCTTAATGGGCTATAGGCTGATGATGCTAAAGATATTACAACGAAGTTTGATGATATTGATAGTTGTAATAAACGAAATAAAACTCGTATAAGCATTACAGATGGTTTTTAAGTTAGTTTTTATATACTGAACGTTTAAGTGACGCAAGATATATTAATTAATAGATTTAGCCTGATACTGTTTTAGGGTCTATATTACTTGTCCAACGTAGTTGTCATTTTGATGACGGAGATACTTTTGGTAATAGTGTAAAACTCTACCTCTTACGGAAACCACTCAGCCTCTTATTAGAAGTACTGCTGTTGATAAAAAAGTTTTTCAGCATTTCAGAAAATCAAAAATTTTTCTGTTTTCCAAGCAGGTACTCTAATAATCAAGACCGAATTGTGTCCTTATGTGAACCGTCCTATTCTTGGTTATATATTTTTAATGTACGTTCGTCTTATACATTTAATTGTTAATTTTCAAACATTCGGATAATGTGCTACATTTACTGCTTATATAAATGGTTAAGGCTACTGCTTGTGAAAGTGGTAGCCTTAATTTTTATCGTATGTTTGAGAGTGTTGAAGAATGTTGTCCTGAGTTGAATAATGTTGTAGATTGTTGTTCTATTGAATTTTCTCTTATTGGTACAATAAGAGAAAGAAATGCTCTTGCTTATGTTCCAGATAAGATTAGACAAAGCATTACATTGCTTTTACGGGGGAGCTATCCATCCAAGTGTTTAACTAAATGGTAGTATTAATAGCAATATAAGAGAATTTTAATATGAAAAAACATACTCTTACATTATATAACACACGAATAACATTCTACAACTTGGAACAACA